CCCAGGAAGGCCTGCAAGGAATTGATCGAAAAGGGATCTCCAAAGATTTTTATCTTGGTTACCCTCCGATTGTCCCCAAAGACCTGACTGAGGTCCTAAAAATGCGAATAACCAAGCATCTCTCGCTGGTCCGGGATTTTTCCCGAACAACGAAAGATATTGGTTAAATGTTGACAAACTCAATCCTAAAATGGAAAGATAGCCCTTATTGATTAAATCTTTAAGGAGTGTGACGAAGTAGATAGGCTCTCGAACTGCTCTAAGCACAATTTTTGCACCAACAGGCGTGAAATTCGCACCTGAAGGTCCATGAAATAGTGTTTTAGCAAATTCAATAGTCTTTCCTGTGAACCCTTTTATCGGATTCACCTCGACACCTATACTTTGCAATTTATGGATGTAAGATGTTGAAACATCAGCAATAGCGATAGCGACATCATCTCCTAATACAGCATATTGTCCGGAACCTGGTTCATATAAGACACCATTTTCTGACAGTGAAGCATGTACAATAACATGGTTAGTAAGCGCTAGCATAGCAAAAGAACTATACGCTCCCATCGGTTGGCCCACAGCATAAACATAATCCACATCCATATAATTATACGGACGTGAAAGAATATCCATCCAAAGGTGACCTGGGACTCCCAGTCGCAATAAGATTCTTGCCTGTAATTCAACAGGTAGTCTATCCGTCGCGGCCGAGAGGTCCACAGAATTCACCCAAGATGGTTTATTCCTTAAGATTAGTTTAACTGGACCCAACTGATTTTTCGTACCGTCTTCGGGGATTTCCCCGAGTCGGTCGTAAATCGCATCATGTAGAGGTTTGAAAAGCATTTGAGTTCACATATCGGTGATACCAACTACTCTGGCCTTACCTCTGAGTTCCTTAACAATACTTAGCCTTCCCAATCGGAAAAAACCGACCAAGGGGGTAAATATTATAAAGAACGGTAGGCACCATAAAGATGCCAACACAAAGATGAGACAGAAGAGATAGTATCCCATATGGAACGCATATCTTAACATACTCCACCAGATACGAGGAACAGCTATAATTCCAAGCATATCTAGCCCTATTGAAAGAAAGGCATAACGGGCGTTAACTCCAGCCTTATTACTCCAGATAAATCGGGGAGAAGACGTTTTTATACGTCTAATACCCAATGAAGATAAGCCTCTAACAATATCTTTGTTCTTCAACAGTACAGAACCTTCTTTCAAAGGATCAGTAACTGTCGAAAAATTCAAGACATGGTTAGGGCTCATCATTCTGAAGAAACTAAGGAAGGAAATTAATAACCGTGCAAATTTCAAGGAATCATCAGAGATAATTCCATTATTGATCGCATTTCTGTAATCGATAATGTATTGTCTTCCTTTGATACCCAAGATTTTTGGTAAGCCTGTTCTACAGTAGGTTGCTACCCACGTTTTCCTATTCACGATACCGTCCTCGGCGATATATACACACACGAGTCTCAGGCATTCTGATAAATAAATTATAGTGAACTTAACTCCGGAATTCTTCCAGACTTTAAGTATGCTACTTTTTAAATTATTTAGAATAGCTTTCTGACCGCTTGTAATATTGAACACTAAGGAAACCAGATTGGTCACCCGGTCAAACTCTTTAACCGACACCGGTGTTAATTCTAACGCCGATGGAGGTGTTTTCAAACTCCTTAGTCCCGTCATGCTCTCACTGATCCACCCTAGGGTGAATGAGATGATAGCATACATGAGAACTAAGAGTAAGAGAACGAGTAAGACAGGTAATCCAAAATGGTCTAATAGGTTGAAAAATGTGTTTGTTGCTTTTTAAGTAATAAATGTATTTTTCTCCTACCCCGGTGTAGAGGTCGTTTTATCCAGAATAAGGCGTGCAAAGCCCACTCCAGAGAAAGGTCCTATTAGAAACCTTTCCGACATATCAAGTACAGGGGGATGGTCACACCATCCTATTGACTAGGTGCACTAAACCAGAAGTGGTCTAGAGTTTCCAGAGGTGCCCGAAGGCAGCCAAGGTTTACCTTGCGCAGAAGCCCTTCAACACATCGAAAGAAACGAGTTCCTAACTGATAAGAACATAACTTTCTATCCAAAAATCAAAGAATAGGTCTAAAGGTTTCCGATCCCGCTATAAATAGCGGCGGTGTTAACCGGGGAGGACTTGAACCTCCCTACCAAACCATACTCTCCAAAAGATGAATGTCCAGAAATGGATATCAATTAAGGCTACTCATTCC